CTCTGATACCTTGTCACGAAGGGACGAATATATGGCAGTCTTGAATTCTTCAAATGAATTTAGCATGATTTACCTTACTGATTGAATCCCTTTTCGTCATCAGGAACGATTTCACCAATTGTTACCTGTGGTTGCCCTGCACCTTGTGGGGCAGAAGCGGCTGGAGCAGGTGCAGCGTCTTGTGTGGGCATAGCCCCTGCTTCCTGTCCAGGCATCATCAGAACACCACTCTTTTCTTCCATAGTCATTTGTTTATCTATTTGCTCTATGTCGTCTTCAGTTTGACGCAATATTTTTCTACGAACCCATTCGCGGGAGTAGTACTTGCCAACAAAGTCTTCCGCGTCACGAGCGGACTGTAGACGATCCTTGAGTATTTCACTTTCCTTGAGTTCAGAGAAGTGCGAGTCCTTGGCAAATTGGAATCCAATACGATCTTCGATTTCTGCCCACTCGTCCTCACGGATAATGCCCTTGAGAACCAACTGCACACGCAGCAGTTCAAGGAACAGTTCAGAGAACTTCATGCGTAGGCGTTCAATGAACTTGAAGAACTTTACTTCATCGCGGCTAATCTCGGAAGCCTTGCCCAAGTTGAAGCCCGTGGTTTCTTCAAGACGCGAACTTGGAACATTGAGAGACTGAAATAGTTTCTTTTGGAAGTACTTGACATCATCCATTTCCGAAAGATTCTGCCCGCCTTCAAGCGTCTGAATCTCTGTGCCACGACCGCCTTCGCGCCGTGGCATCCAAAAGTCCTCAAGCATGGACAGGTGCTTGCGTGCGTCCTGCACTTCGCCCGTGCTGGAATCGTACATGAGTTTGTTGCGATACCGCTGCATGAGTCCGCGCACATACTCTTCTGCCTTCTGCTTCGGCAGATTGCCTACATCCACATAGAACACGCGCCGCTCGGGAGCGCGGGTGATGCGATAAATCACCACTGCGTCTTCAATCATGCGGAGTTGATTCAGTGCCTTGATAGCCTTGTGCAGATAGCCAATGATCTTTTTGTGGTACGCATCAAACAGTCCACTGTGAACAAAACAAATGGAGTCCGGCTGAATCTTCAACCCTTCCATTGACAGGGCAGTGGAGTTTGGCTCGCTCTCGTTGAACACATAGAACTCTTCAACCGATGTAACCACTTTGACATTAGCAGGAGCCATCTTGTCAAGAGGCTTCTTGTTGATCTTGCGAACCTTACGGATCTTTGTGGGATCAATGGGGCGCAGTTCTACAATACCCTTCTTCTTGTTCTTGTCATCAATAATGATGTGATAGTACAGGCGGCTGTCAATATACCACTTACGAAAAATCTCGTAACTGCGGCGTGAGAAATCTAGCAGCCCAAGAATCTCATCAAACTCTGCTTCCACCTTGTCCTTGATGGACTTGGACTGTTTCAGATTGGCAGTGTCAATCTTTACAGTTTTAAAAGTTTCATCGTACACAATGGCTTCATTGCAAATATCCGAAATGGCAGATTCCACTTCAGGGTGGAGTGCCATGTCGCGGTACTTGCGAATGAGTTCAATGTCGGACTTGATGGTGCCGTCAAAGTCAACCACGGTTCCAAAGTATCCACCAACCTCTATTGGTACTGAGCCGTCATCCTGCTCGGGTGCGACAAAGGAAAGAGACTTCTTGGGAGTTTCCTCCGCAGAAGTCTCTTTTTTAGAGATAGTGAATCCAAATAGATTAATAGCCATGAATAAAGAATCCTGTCAAAAGAAGCGTCAGAAACCGGGACCGATATTGATTCCGGTTCTCTGCACCGTGGACTGAATGTTCTCCTGTCCAGTACCCGTAGCAGGAACTGCTCCACCTGGAGCGGCTTCCCACCACGAGAAGTTAATGGTGACAGGGAATTCGGCAATCTGATCGTTGTTTTCAAACGAAAGGTCAATTGCACCAACTTCACTTGGATAGCACCCAATGAAGTTGTATGTACGGAGTGCTTCGCCATCGCGCTTCAATTGCGTTACAGACCATGTAGGCATGAAACGCATGAAGTTTGTTGGAGCCACATTGGAGACATGGGAATTAAAAGTCATGCTCCAAGCCTCGAAATACGAACGCAGGCTCATGTTGGCATCAGAGATGATCGTGATGGTCCAGTCTTGGAATGTACGATCTCCTGGCAGTTTGATGCGGCGACCACGATACGGAACCTCAATGGTTCCAAGCGAGGACGCAGGAATCTGTGCTGCCTTGCACAAGAACGAGATGGCGCGGTTGTTCGAATATCCGGGAATGTTTCCCGTGACCTTGAACAGATTGGTGCGAACACCACCGCCAGCGAAGGCGTTTACGAAACCCTGAATGTTATTTGATGGATCTACTGGCATGGATTACTCCTTAGTCTTATTTAGACCTTAACCGCCGACTTCGCTGAAGTTTACGCCTGTCTTTGTTGCAACAAAGTTCAGGGAGATGAAGTTTACGCTACGGGTTGGCTTGATAAAAATATCAGCCACGAACTCGTTGCGGTCAATTACTTCACCTGTGTTGTTGGTTTCATCGCACACCACCTTGAAGTCGGTGATGCCACGGCGTGCCTGAATGGTCTTCAGGAACGGAACCACGAGGTTCTTGAACTGTACGCGAGTGAACTCATCGTTCTGCTCGAACAGGAAGAACTTCGAAGCGGTGGCAATCGCCTTCTCAAGAATGATGAACAACCGGCGGACATTGATGCGGTCGAACGCAGACGGACGGGTCTGCATGGTCTTGTCGCCGTACAGAATGGTTCCCTGTCCTGGGAAGGACACCACAGGATTAATCTGACGGGTGTACAACTCGTCACGATGGGCTTCCTGTGTGGGGTTGTACGCCAACTTGACCACACTGTTGATTTGACCACGGTTGAAGCCTGCTGGTGAGAACCACGCTTCGTTGGTGAACTCGGTACGAGCAACCAGACCCGCAATGTCCGCGTTCAGCGGAACAAGACGAAGCAGGTTGTTGTAAGTGTCCAGTTGATACTTCCAACCGCTATCCATAACTGCGTAGGACGAGTTGATGTTGAGCGTGCTGTCGCGGAAAGTCTTGAGGTTAGCCAAGGCTTGGTACGGCAGGGTGTTTACCACATCGGTTGACGCACACGACACGAATGCCATGCAGTCAAGACGCTTTTCGCAGACATTTTGGATGATCAACTGCTCAAGTGCTGCCGAAGCATTACCTGTTGGCAGGAGAGACACATCCACAAGATCTGCATCAGCAAACTTGCTCCAACCGTTAGCCCAACGGAGTGAATCAGTTGGAAGTACATCAGTTCCGCCACTCAGACCAAAGGAATTGACTCCATCACCAACAGTGGTTTCAGTTGCAATAGCAGCACCAAGTTTTTTCCACGCGGTGGAATTTGCTGCTGTTTGCCCGTTTCCCCCAATATCATTGGACAGTGCCCAAATGTACTTGGACTGCTCGTTGATGACAGTTTTATAGTAATTGCTGCTGCCGTCAGACTTGCGGGCATCAAATGCGCGGGACAAGCCTTCAAACTTCTCAATAAGACCGTTTGCAGTTCCTGTCCATGCGCCGTCCTTGTCCAGTACAAGCACATTGATCAGATCGCCTGATCCTAGTGCATCAGCAGCATATGGAGTAGTAACAGCATTTGATCCAATATACTTGGCGTATGCACTCTTAATAGTAAGAGCAGTTCCTGCGGTTTGAGAAACAGGAACAAGAGTAGAGATGTCCACATAAATGTGGTGTGCGCTCAGTCCTGCGGTGTCAGGAACTGCGGAAGCAGCAGCATTATAACCACTGGTGACTCCAAAGAAGTCTCCGAATAGCGGAGCAACTGCTGATGAATATACTTGTGATCCAGTGTTTCCGCTTGTTAGCCTACGGACTCCTGATACAGTAACAGAAGTTCCATCGAAGAAGGTGATTTCATCACCAACTGCGAAATACTTTTGGAAAGTGGCACCGCTTCCGCCCGTAATGATTCGGATGAATGTGGCTCCCTGTGCTGCTGCTCCTGCAAGAGTTCCGCTAGTGGTTCCTGCACCATTGGTGACAACAACCTTGAGTGATGATCCAAGTACGCCAGGATACTTGGCAGCAAACAGCACACCATTAGTAGCAGCAGTGGTTACCGTTCCGCTAGACTCAAAGTCTGTGGTGTTCTTGATTGTGATGTTCTGCGAACCACCGGTAGCAGTTGTATTTCCGTTGTATGAAGCAGCACCCACCACACGAACAACCTGCATATTGTTGCCGTATGACAGGAAGTTAGCGGGGGTGTAGAAGTCAACAAAGTTGTCGTTGTACGGCTTGCCAAAGATGGTAGCCAGTTCGGTTGTGGATGTAACCGTGACAACCTCATCGGTTGGACCCCAGTGGAAATAGCCTGCAAAACCGCCGGGAGTGGTGGCAATTGCAGGAACAATGGTGGTCAGGTCAATCTCTTTAACGCTTACGCCAGGGCTTACTCTAAATGCCATTTGTGTTTCTCCTTCGTGAAGAAGTCAATGCTTTGCGACTGTGCTTCTGTTTGTATGTATTATTTTGAAAGATTCACAAACGGGTCAGAAAGTCCACCCCATATCTAGGTTTTCGCCCCCATTCACTTTCCAAGATGTGCCACTGGCATCTGTAAAAGTATTTTCAGAAATGCCTGTATCCACAAATCCAAAGGGGGTCATCTCTTCTTCCAAATTTTTCATTTGCTCTTCGTACAAGTCTTTGCGGATATCACTGCCTGTAATAGACTTGAAATAGGCTTGGGTGGTGAGCCAACCAAACAGCACGAGCGTCATCACCAGATCGTCGTGGTGGTTGTCTTCCGCTTCAAACGAATCGCCTTTGGCTACAAACGAGCAAAA